AGTACGGTATAAAATAGATTTAGTGATGTTTAGATTTGGAAAAACGAGTAAAGAAAGATTGAGCACATGTCATAGTGATATGCAGTTAATCATGAACGAAGCAATTAAAATAACCAATGTTGATTTTGGGATTGCTGAGGGTCATAGAAGCATTGAAAAGCAACAACAATATTTTAAAGAAGATAAAAGTAAGATAGATGGTATCTCTAAGAAAGGGAAACACAACTATATCCCATCCTTAGCCGTAGATATTTATCCTTATTTTGAAAACTGTGCTAAATGGGATAATGAGCATTTAAGCTACTTATCTGGAATTATTCACGCTGTTTCAGAAATGCTCTTCACTTCTGGAAAAATTACACACAAGATTAGATGGGGCGGTAATTGGGATATGGATGGAGTTATTTTAATCGACCAATCATTCGATGATAGACCACACTTTGAATTAGTACTGCCGTAGTATTGGCGGTAACGTTACGGCGGTAAGAAACGTGCCGGAATTACGAGTACAAAACTTTCAAAATACAGATGAATTATGAACGAAGAACAAAAGATTGAGAACCCACAAAGCCCGGCATGTTTTTTACCGCATGTTGGCAGCAGTACGGTGTTTAATGCTCATTATTCGGCTGTTATTGGTTTGTTTCCTGATAAATATTTTGATTGGGCGGTATGTGATATTCCTTATGGTATTGGAGTTGCTAAAATGGCTTATTTAAAAGAAACGAGAACAACCGTAAAGCAAAAAAACGGAACTCGAATAAACCCAAATAGGAATAAACATAAACATACTTTTAAGGATTGGGATAATGCCACTCCACCTCAAGCATATTTTGAAGAACTGATGCGAATAAGCAAAAATCAAATAATATTTGGGGCTGATTATACCGACTGGACAGGATTAGGTAAAGGACGTATTAAATGGAATAAGGGATTTTCGGAAGGTGTGAGTTTTAACCAATTTGAATACGCTTACTGCAGCTACATAGATTATGAGATTGAAATATCTCTTTTATGGGCTGGAATGATGCAGGCTAAAAGCCTTAGTGAACCAATGGTGCAACAAGGGAACAAAAAACTAAATGAAAAAAGGATACACCCTTGCCATAAACCTGTGATGCTATATGATGCCATTTTTAAAAAATTTGGCATATACAAAATGAAAGTAATTGATACCCATTTAGGCTCGGGAAGCATACGAATTACTGCAGATAAATTTGAATGTGAATTTGTCGGCTCTGAAATTGATTCGGAATATTTTCAGGACGAAGAAAAAAGATGGTTCAATTATAAACGAAACTTGAAACTGGCACTTTGGTAGTATTGCTGCCAACGGACAAATGTTTGTGCAGTTGGGGATTATAACCCGATGCACTGTCAAAATAGTAGAAACTTAATAAATTATAAAACAGATGAATACACCTCAGAACCCCCAATTGCATAAACATAGTGTTATCGGTTCGGCTTTTATTCCGTCCGATTTCAGAATTGGAAACTATGTTCAATCAAAAGAATGGGGAGGCTACGGACAAATTGAAGGCATTGAAGTTTTGCCCGACAGGATTGATTTTAAAGTCAAAGGATATGTTCACTCCATCATTGAAGGTAAATACTTTGATTTAGAAAAAATCGAATTAACACCTGAGTTAATCCAAAAAATAGGATTTAAGCGATTTGAAGACAAAGGAGTTGTTGGCTTAGATTACTCAGAGCCAGAAGAAATGACAATTTGGTACGAAAAGGGCAAATTTACAATTGTGCAATGGGGCGAAAATACACCATTCCTTTTCTCTAATCACAATTTAAGAGTTGAACTTAAATACGTTCACGAACTGCAAAATCTATTTTACACGATTGAACGTTCGGAGCTGTCTTTAAGCTAACCGATAACGGATAGTATAAGTTTGCGTTGCGGATTTCGGAGTGATTTCCTGTCGAGCCTCACTGCCATTTATGCGAGCTAAACAGCTCTTTGTCAGCGCGAAAACCGCAATGAAATTTATACATTGTTAACGCCCGGTTTTAATTATTTGTCTTCATCTGTTTGTCTTTTTACTTTAAACAGTTTGAATATTTAGTCTTTCTATTAGCGTAATTATCGTTTTATTTTCTGTAAGATGTCAGTTTTAATCTGAGATTCGAAGAGAAGTCATGAACGTTATGAAATATCGGTTGGCACATTTTTATCTTTTCTGTGATTATCAAATACTTCAATTCCAGTCTTTAAAAAACCAATAAGTCCAACTCCTAATACTATAGCACCAAATGATACTTCTTTAATTTGGTCGTTTTCGGTAATAAAATATCCAAACACGCCGAACGCTAATGTTGAAAACGATAGCAATATAATCAAAGCAATAATCCAAATACCTTTTTTAGGATTTTCCCAAATCTTTTTTTCAAACTTAAGTGACGTTTTTGTTGTATCCTGAAGTGAAGAAAAACTGATTCCAAGTCCTAAGAAAATCATCATATTATTTATGCTGTCTAAAGTCAAATTCATTTTATCCGCACTATCAAAAAAACCATTCAAATAGGGTTCTAAAGCAAAGTATATCACAAATATCATTAGAGGATATTGTAAATAACTTAGATAGTGAAATAATAATTTGATTTTCATTTTTCTGTCAATTTTAAAGTCTGAACAATAAGTAAATTTAGTCTTTTCTCTTGTATTTAGGCGCAGCTTTTAACTGGGCGTTAACGGTAAATATCATTAGTTTAAAAAATTAAACTATGCAGCAATTATCTGATTATGAAGAAAAAAGCCTAAATAAATTAGGAGGGGCAATTACAGACGGGCAGTGGAGCAATGAGGGCTTGGTTCAATTAATTAAACTGTCAGGGGGTTTTCTTAATTTACAAACAATTGCAGACTATGCTCAAAACAACAAGATAAGCTACCAGGCAGCTAAAAAAAATGCAGCGTATAGAAAAAATATTGAAATTTTCAACTGTAAATTTGTAATTGATAATGAATAGTAATATGAAAACAGCAAAAGAAGCAATTAATAACTTTTTTGAAGCATGGAAAAAGGCCGATTTTGAAACTATGTACAACAATTGTACCTACACCTGGCGCGATGGGCACCCGGTTAGCGAGTTGATAACCATTTTTAAAAACAGGCAGCTGTTAAGCTATTCTGTTTTGAAAAGCACTGCCGGTAATGCTACCATACATGCGGTTGATTTTAAGGTTAAGGTTAAGGTTAAGGATGAGGTTAATATTAAAAGCATTATTTTACGTAAGGTGCGAACGGTACCCGAACTTAAAGCCTACCGTAACGACCCTAAAGGCTTTTTCGGAGTAAATCCGATAAGTGTACTTTATAATTTATAATTGATATCTAACGATTAAATTTTTAAATGATGAAAAAGTTTTTAATTGCAAATGCCTTATATGGTCTAAGCAAGCAAGTGCCAGCGGATGAACTTGCACAATTAAAAAAAGATCTTTCAGGTGCAACCGAAGCACCCCAGTTACAAATCATTCATAATGCCTACATGCGCGAAAAAATGGGCAAAATTGAGAAACATGTAAAAACAATCAGGCTCATAGCTGTTGTCATGTTTGTTTTTACCATTTTGGGTGCAATTATTTACGCACTTGCGTAAAAAAATCCCCGTAAAAATTGGCTGGTCTTTTAGTGTTTTAACCCTGTCAGGTTTCAAAAACCTAACAGGGTTTTTTTTATGAAGGAATGTCATGCAGCGTGGTGGTGTAGGTAATGCGGTAGACCGGCTTGTTATTGCGCCGCTTTTCGCGAATAGCCGATTTTCGACTTAGTGGCGAAAGTGTCCAGGTGTTTGTCCAGCCCTGTAGCTGTTTATGCACATCCTCGATAGTGTCGAACACGCTCATTGCCGTTGTCCGGTTTTCGGCTGATGTTGCTGCGTTTGTCGCCCCACGATGGTCAAATGAAATGCGTAGTACTATTTCAACATCGGCAATTTGTTCTTGTTTGGCAATATCGTCGCAACTTGGATAGATAAGGTCTATAAGGCAGCACGGGTAAGTTACTGCAGGCCGTTCGGCTTCTAGTTGGCCGTTATCCCAATCAATCCATCGTAATGCCGGTACGTTTGTTTCGAGCCTGTCGCATAGGCTTGTGAATGCTTGTTTGTTCATAATAAACCCCCTAACCCCCTAAAGGGGGGATTTTGGCCGGGGACGCCTTTTTAATGCCAGAAGGCTTTTGCAAAGCCTTCGATGCGGGTTTTTATTTTACTTGTCAATTCTTTAGCATCTCCCAAAAAAGGGCGGGCATCGATGTCGACATTACGGGTATGTGCCTTAACTTCTTTGCCTTTGCGCGTATGAGTTGGTATGTTAATTACCCCCTTAAACCCTTCGTTGTGTACTTTTGCGTAGTTTACCTTATCGTTTCCGGCTTGTATAATTACTTCTTTAGGCGTAACTACTGCCGGTTCAATGCTGTTCATTAAACCGCTGCTATCAATTAGCAACGAGCCTGTACTTTTAGCTGTTTTAGCAGGTCCCCATGCTTTTTTATCGAATGCTTTTTTATTAAAAGCTTCTTTACCATACTCAACCGCCGTTTCGGCAATAATGTCGGGCACTGCCTCTTGTACTTCGTGTCGGAAGTTTTCGAAATATGTTGCTAAATCGGTAATTGTCATAATTCAAAAGTTATTAAAATGTCATTAATAAGTTGTAACTTTGGTTTATTGTTTAAGCTGTTGAGTTGGTGCCATTACCCCGGAGCGGAGGGACACCGGCGTTATTCCAGCTAAAAACAAAAGCTCTAACCTGGCATTTTGCCGGGTTTTTTTATGAGTAAGCCTTGTCGGTAGCGGTCCATGGTTTCGCGGCCTTCCTGTACCGAAAACCATGTTTTTACTTCGTACAAATTTCCACCCTTAATTTTTGCAACTACCACCATTGTTTCGTCGGTGTTATACTTAATGAAAACGTACTGGTCGAAAGTATCGGAGCCCGCCGCATTAATCCAAACCTCATCGGGGACTTTTAGCGTTTCCGATGCCGATTTTATGTAAGGTACCCGTTCTTGCAACTTGGTTGAATGGCCTTTTAAATAGCGTTTCAATGAGAATTCAATTTTTCGGTCGTTATAGTCGGTGAAGAAGGTTTTGCCATCCTCTTTTTTCAAGCCGTTTACATAATCTTCAATTGTTCCCTGATACTTCGCCACTGCTGTGGCTGCTTTTTTTCGGTTTGCTTCAAAACTGCCAAGCTTATAGGTATTGTAGTTCACATTCTTTAACAAGCGTTTGGCCATGGTCGGAAATTTTTTGATGTACAATTGGTTGGCATTAAATAACTGTGGTGTTAAAGCCCTGTTTACTCCAAATCCCTGTGCTTTTGCAGCTTTAAATTCTGGGCCTTTAATATAGGCATCAGCTTTTGCACGCATGGCTTTAAGGTCAACTGAACTTACTTCGTGGGCCATAACGCCAACTACATAGCAGCGGCATTTCCAGCCGTTTGGGGGCCATATTTGCGCCCAGCGCGGATCGTTTGCAGCAAGAATAAGCCCGTTCAACGCAGCATGTTCCGGGCGCGTACGTTCGTCGATCACGGCCACATACTTCCAGTATGGAAAAAGATGAGTTTTGCTTTTAAGGCGGTTATAATTGGCAGTACTTTCGCTTATTAGCGTTGCGCTTTGCCATTCGGTTTTTTGCCAGGTTTTATTAAACACATCGACCTTTTCGACGGCCGATTTGTAAAAATCGTCAAAGCTTTTACTTTTTCGGTATAAACCGTTAAGGGTTTGCAATTCGGCCACTGTTTTAGCTGCCGAAAAGTGAAAAATATTCAACTCCTGAGCCGTCCTAAAAGCATCGTTTTGGTGTTTGTAGGTAAAACCGAGATCGGCCATCTCGACAAGCTCGATGACCGCACCGCTGTCGGAAAGGCGCGTTGGTTTAGCGTCGAGCGCGGTGATAAGGTTAAGGCTTATGAAAGCAAACAAATCGGGATAAAAAGTTTCACCTTCAATCGCAGCGTTAATGATGCGATCACTTAAACTTTCGTCAGAAAGTTTTACTCCCCATTCAGGGAGCTGGGGTGGTGTGTGGAATTTGGATGTTGCCCCGCTCCCCGGGGCCGATGCGAAAAAATCCAACAGCTGTTTAAAAAAGTTTCGATCAGATTGTTGAATGTTGCCATCGGGCTGTGGTGTTGGATCGCCTGCTACCCGACTTATTTGTTCGACACCTGGCATATTTCGGCGGGCAATTGGCTCACCGTCCTGGGCTTCGGGTATTCCAAATTTTTCGAAGATGAAATAGGCCGGAATATCAACTATGTCGCTTAAAGATACAATATCGTCCACGGTAAGGCTGTCGGGAGCTTCCGGGAATATGAATGTACCACCACCTACCGGAAAACCACGGCTTTCCAGAATAGGCTTAACAATGTAATTAAGGATGCGGCCAACATACTTCATGTCAGCTTTTGTCTTATCCTGCTGTACTTCCATGTGGACCTCGCTCTGGCTGCGACTACTACCGTCGAGCGTGGTCATGGTTTGTCCGAGGATGGTAATAAGCATCTCTTCATTACAGGCTTTGCGAAAATCGTTATAGCTCGTGTTTGATGAACCATTTGCACCATCGCTGCTTTCCGTTACATCGGCCTCTTTTGGTATAACTATCCAGGGTGCCGATCCTGCTTTTTCGGCAGCATCTTCTAAAAGTTGTTTTGTGGCCGGATCGGTAGCACTGTACTTGAAAACGCGCTTAGGCATGCCAAACACTTCGAGCCATTCGGCCCAATCGCCAAATCCTCCACGCTTCCATATGGCATAAGGTGCAGCTTTAAGCAATAAACCAAAATCACGAGGTTTTCCTACAATCAATAAATGATCGTCAATACTGTAATCGATACCCGTTTCGTCAGTATCGTTAATCAAGATCATCTTGTTTTCGGGACGAATGTATTTGGTTGGGATTGGTTCAAAATTGAAACTGTTTTCGATTTCGACATTAAAGTCGAACTCACCACCTGCGCGACCTTTGAAAATTTTCCACATAATTTCCCCCAGCAGGCTTTCGAAGCCGGGTGAATCGATCATGCTGATTATTTCTTCGACTTCCTCGCCGTTTTCGTCGTGAAAGGTTAATTCAGACAGCTTTACCGCATCGATGCGCTTGTCGATAGCATCGCTTAACACGCCATCGATCAACAAATCGTCGAAGAGGTCGTACAATGCTTTGACTTTTCCTTTATCGGCACTTTGCAGAGCTGTGCGCCATGCCCCCACATCGCTTGTGGTACGTTGTGGTGTTTTTATGATGATCTGGTTTACCACCAAATTTTCATTGCCTGTACTTTTTTTAACTTTTACTGCCATAATTTAAGTCATTAATAAATAGTTATTAATTAGAAATGCTGCGATTTTTTTGCATTGCTGCCGTAGCGTATCTGAGCAGTATATTCAACGCCGTCGGTGGTTTCTAGGGTTGGTAAGTCGGGGACAATATTCCCTTTCATTACATCTTTTAACCAGGTAACGGCACGGTCGTACACCTGTTTGCGATATTCGTAATTGACACCTGCAGCCGATAGCTTCACGAGGTGAAAAGCGGCAAGGTCCTTACACATTGTTAACAGCAATTGATTACGGCTACTGCTGGTTTGTGCAAAAATGGTATCCTTGTCGTAATTGCTCAGGTAGCCTTTAGCTTCCGATACTGCCGTATCGATCGCCGAGGTAACAAGTGTATCGTCGCTTCGGGTAATTACGTCTACATTTTCCTCGTAGAGGTAATTTTTCATTTCTGTAATGCTTATGAATGACATGGCTCTGTGAATTTAGGTGTTTCAGTATTAGTGTCGAAATAGCAAAAAGGCTGCATGTTTGTTGCATTTACGTGCCAATCCCAATTACCGAAATGCTTTTGGCGTTGAATGTCTTGTCGGGTCATTGCCCGGTATTTACGGCCAACGAAAAAAACCCGGTAGCGTTTTCGTTTTTTCGGGTTGATGTGCGATGCTTCGTGCAGCTTTTTAGCTTTTTTAATAGCACGTTTCAACTTCCACGGGCTACCGTGCCAGCGGGTACCAAGGTTAAACCAAATTGCGCGTATGTACATTAAACCTTTCATTTTAAAATCGTTTTTTAGAGTTATGTTTTACCCGTCCAATTTTGATAGTGTCGGGCTTAATTGATGCAATTTTTTCGTTAATAATCCATACCCCACCTTCGATACAATCGGGACCATCGGCAGGGGCTTTCAACTGCATTGTAAACAGCTTAAACTGCTCTTCGAGACGTAACATGTGCGGATTGTTTTTTTCATCTTCATTCAGGATTAACTGACCATTACGGTTCAGCGGTTCGAGATTACCTTCGATACGTGTTGGCTTTTCGGGCTTACGGCGATCGTCGGGCGAAATGCTTATGAACCCGTCTGTTTTGCCTTTTTCAAATAACGCGGGTTTAGTTACCTGCTCATAGAAGGGGTCCTGGAGGCTATTGTTTTCGATGTAGTTGTACACCTGTGTTTTATCGCCTACATACTTTTTTTGATCGTAAAACCAGTTGATGAAAGTGGCCTGTGGTGCCTGTTCGAGAAAACCATGGTATACGTAAAACTTGCCATCTTTATATCCAATTAAGAACTGCGATTTGAACGAAACGCCTTTCTTTTGCTTATCCTTATTGCTTGGTGAAGGGTCGGAATAGTTCACCACGAAAGGGAGCGACGAAAGTGGAGGGCATTTGCCCCATACCATTTCTTTGAATATGTCGCCTTCGCTTAACGGGTTGTTCATATACTCACCTTCGTAAGCCATGGTACTTATTTTTGCCTTGATGCGGGCAATGTGTTCGGGTTTATTTTTTTCGGGCCATGAGCTTTCGCCGGTTTTGGTTTCGAGGTTAACCGTATCGGTTTTATCGGCTTTTTCCGATGCTCGTACTACGCAGCAATCCTTTGCTATCATATTGCCTAACCAAATGTATTGCGTATCCTTCGAAACCGAACGGGTTGGAAAAACGGCTTTTTCGAACCATTCCCAACGCTTGCTAATTACGTCGGGGTTACGTACATCCTCATCGGTATCGATATCAGAAATAATAATCTTATCGGGCCTTACCTCTTCATCGCGGCTACCACGGGGCGACTGCCCGGCACCAACGGCCAAAAAACTTGCGCCCTGTGTTGTGGTAAAATCACCATCAGCCCAACTGCCTGCCATTTGTTGCGTGCCGTAATCGGCAATAATACGGGCGTTACTTTCGAGATTTATTTTGTACGGTTTTAGTAAATCGCAAGCTTTATCGTAGCTGTTTGATATGAACAGTACATTACGCTTTTGTTTCGTTAAAACCTGCTTTATGGTCACCATCATTTCAACCACATCCTTTGCAAGTTCACGGCTCCATAGGCGGACTTCGTACCACTCGGGGTTTGACAGTTCGCGGTTCATTGCCCTGATGTGAAAACCAGGTGACGGCGCATAGCAATATTTTGGAAAGTAATAGGCACACCATTGGCGGTTATCGGCTTCGAGGCGGGAAATGCGCTTTTTTCGTTCACTTTCGGTTTCGTTTGTCGCAGCTTCAACATCGGCAATAAAGCTTTCGTAGTAGCTGTCCCAGTCGCGCCCGGCCTGCCTGTCAATTGGTTTTAGAGTAGTACCAGCCATCCTTACCGCTTTAGAAGGTCCTTAATAAAATCGTTGCAAATGTTCACAACGTGAAGGGTATCGGGGTGGTTTTGCGAACGCATCCAGTCGCCCAGGCGTTTGGCAACTTCAACGATATCAGAAATACTAGCATCGGTTTCGAGGCGTTGTATTGAGGTGGTGAGCTTGCTTATAGTATCGGCCTCTTTGGGGTCGGCAAAGCGTTTACCGGCTTCGCGGTTCATAATGTGCGTGTTCAATTCATCAAGCTGCATATACAGGCGTTCGAGCTGGGCTGTTCGGGTGGCCAGCATAGAGCGGCGCAGGCTTTCCCAATTAAACTTTTTAAACCATTTATTCATGGTAATGGGTGTGACGCCTACTATTTCGGCAGCTTCTTTTTGCGTGTGGCCCTGTTTACATATAAGGTCCTGCGCCCAGCGTTGCCTGTCGTTCATTTTTAAAGCTCCCATAATGCTGATTTTTAACACGAAACTAAGCCTTACGCATGCGCAAATCTAATTTTTGCGTCATTGTGACACTATATAATGTCACAATGGCACTAAAATTTGAAAAGGTCTGATTTATAGATTTGCTTAGTGTTTCAAAAATTAAAGAAATGCCAAAAAGCTTTGTATTACATGATGAAACAGTGAATACTTACGGGTTTAGGATGCTTACAAGTGGTGCTGATTTAACAGAGTTTCGAAAAAATCCCGTTATGTTGTTGAATCATAACGATTGGGATTTACCAATCGGGCGATGGGAAAATATAAGAATTGAAGGCACACGCATATTAGCCGATCCGGTTTTCAATCTTGGTGATTTGCGCGAACGCGGGGGCAAAGTAATTGCTGACATGGTTGAGCATGATTTTTTGAGAATGGCAAGCATTGGGGCGTGGCCACCTGAAGAGGTAAGCGACGAATTGATGTTTAAACTCGATGGTCAATTACGACCAACTGTACTTAAATGGAAGGCCCGCGAAGCTTCAATTACTACAATTGGTAGCAATCACAATGCGCTGGCTTTTTATGACAAAGAGGGAAATATTATTGATTTGGCCGATACCGGCAAAATAATTCAATTGATGGATAAGGCAACAAAAATTTCAAAATATGAAAATATGAATGAACTCAATCAGATTTTAAAACTGTCTGACACGGCCACAATGGCCGAACAGGCAATGGCGGTTCGTAACCTGGTTAGCGAGCGCGACCGCCTAAAGGCCGAGAACGTTACCCTTAGCGATAAGGTGACCAACTTGAACAAAGCCGAAAAGGAAAAGAAACAAGCCGAGGCTATTGCCCTGGTTGATACTGCCGTTAAAGACGGACGTTTGGACGCAAAAGGCAAGGATAATTTTATTAAGCTTTTCGACCTCGATTTCGACAATGCAAAGGCTACTTTAGAAGCATTGCCAAAACGCAAAAGCGTTGTTGATCAGATTGAAGCCGGAAGCAAAGATTCGATTGAATTGGCCGACCTGCAGAAAAAGAGCTGGAAAGAGCTGGATAAAGCTGGTAAACTTACCATGCTGCGCGATAAGCATTACGATGTTTACGAGCAGAAATTTGAAGCAGAATTTGGTTGCAAACCTCAAAAAGCGTAAGCCATGACCTGGATAAAAGAAGACAAAACAAACGACATTAGTTATTCGCATAACTTTGTCGCTCCCGATGGTACCGATGATCTGGTAAAAGAAGTTCTTTTCCCGCTAGCAGAGGTTTTTACACCTGATTATGCCGCAACGCTTGCCGTTGAAGTAAAGCAGATGGACAATTTCATTCAGCCTGCCGAACTAACTGGCAATGCTACCATTAATCTCACGATTAACGATCAGGTAACTGCAGGTGCAAAATTGCACTTAAAACTCGATGCAGATAGTACCGGAAGGGCTATAACGCTGGGAACCGGTTTTGCCGGTTTGAGTGGATTTACTGTGGTGGCCGATACTGTTTGGTGCGTGAGTTTCGTTTACGACGGCACTTCGTTTCTACCAATGTACAGCGCGCCATCGGCGTAATAGTGTAAACAACAAAAAACAATAATATGAAAACAAACAAGATTATCACACTATTAACCGCGCTGCTTTTCAATGTATTGGCAGGCGGATTTGTTGCCGGGGCAACCGGCATTAACCCAATACTGCTAGTTGGTGGAGGTACGGCTTTTACAAGTCTATTTGGTTCAACCGTTGCCAATGTTTTGCCGATGGCGATACAGAAGGAAATTTGGACCGGTAGTTTGGTCGAAAATATTTTTGCCGACAACAGTTTTATGAGCCGGGCAACCAACCTGGACGAATTTGTAATGCAAGGCAAAATTGTTCATATACCACAAGCCGGTAGTGCAAGCAATGTTGAAAAAAACCGTACAAGCTTGCCTGCAACCATTAAGGTAAGGCGCGACACCGACTTGTATTTTGGTCTTGACGAATATACTACCGACCCGATTAAGATTGGTAATGCAGAACAGGTTGAGCTTGCTTATAATAAGCGGGAAAGTATTTTGCGAAACGATAAATCGAACTTAATGGAGGAAGTGGCCGTAAACTTTATATACGATTGGTCGCCAGCGTCTACTTACGTAACTCGTACTACAGGTTCAAATGTCACTGCTCACGTTGGAACTGGTAGCCGTAAAGCTTTTACTACTGCCGATGTTGATATAGTTGCAACTAAGTTTAACGCGCAGGGCATATCCCAAATCGGGCGCGTATGTCTGTTGGATGCTTATATGTATCAGCAATTACTGACCAGTTTAACTGCCTCGCAAAATGCCGATTTTAACAAACAGGCTGATTTGGCAAATGGTATACTAGGTAAGTATAACACTTTTGAATTTATGATGCGCGGTACAGCTGCTGTATACTCGGCGGGGTTGGCACCTAAATTAAACAATGCCACATCTGTTACTACAGATCATGCTGCGGGTTTATTCTGGCACCCGAATAGCGTTGGCCGCGCTTTAGGCGAGGTTGATGCTTTCGAAGATTTGAAAAATCCTCAATATTACGGCGATATTTATTCATTCCTTATCAGGGCTAAGGGTAAAATTATTGTTGAAAATATGAAGGGTATTTGGGCAGTGGTACAAGATACAGCAGCTTAATTGATTGAATTATGCAAACTTCTAAAACAGGCATAGCACTTATTAAATTGAACGAAGGTTTCTGCGGGACAGCTTATCGCTGCCCCGCCGAGATTAAACTTTATAATAGTTAGTTATGTACGATTTTGGGTTTAATATATGGGGGGTAGTTTCAACATTAATTAACGTGATTTTAGGAGGTGGTTTCATTGTCACTCTAATTACTCTTAAACAGCAAAAAAAACGCAGCCAGGGCGAAGCCGACCAAGCCGCCGCACAGGCTGATAGTATCGAACTTAACAATGTTGAAAAAGCGATTGAAATTTGGCGCGAAATAGCTACCGACCTTAAATTAAAATTAAAAGAGGCAGAGGAGAAAAGCGACAGAATGGCCGATGAGATAGCGCAGTTGCGCACAGAAGTAAAGAGGCTGTCGGTTAGTAACCGAAAAATGATTGAAATGCTGAATAAAATTACCCCCGAAAACCTTGAACGAATGATCGAAAAAATTAAAGATGAATTTAATAATTAATATTATGAAAAAATTTCTACGTAATATATGGTCGGGTGTTAAAAAACTGTTCATTAAAGTGGATGGAAGTGTTGACAAGTTGGCACCTATTGCTATCAATATCGTTCAGGGAATTAAAAAAGTAGTTGACGGACCTGTTGACGATATTGTCGCGGAAATATTGAAAAAAACAATTCCAGGAGTGGCAGATGATCTACTAATTGATAAGGTTCACGATTTGATTGTAAAATATGTTCCTGAGGCTTTAAGCCGGTTGTTAATGATACAAAGTATTGCAAACCTTACAAATCCCAACGATCAGCTGCAGGCAATTGTAAAGCAATTGCGTTTAAGTAGCGATCAACAAAAAAATATGATCTATCACAACTTGTCGACACTTATTATCGAAAAGTTGGCCGATGGCAAACTCACATGGGGCGAATCGGCAGTAATTTCCGAATATGTATACCAAAATTTTGTAAAACCTAAAAATTAAAAATATGGCAAGTTATTCAGTTGGCTGTAAGGCCTTACGTATTGGTGCCAAGGGCGCCGCCGGTATAATGGGCACACTAACCGATAGTGATGCTTTTGTACCCTATAAGGAATCGTTGAAATTCAGCGCCTCTGACCCTACCTTTAACTCGCATTACGGCGAAAATCAGAAGTACCCCGATGTGGTTGTTTCGGAGCAAGTACCTGGCGATTTTTCCTTTGAAGTACACAACCTTAGCAAGGCAAATCTTGCAAAATTTATAGGAGGAACAGCGGATGGAACTACTGAGACGTGGAGCGACGGTACCGATCATTTTTCAATTGAACAATCGATGGAAGTTGATACTATTTTTGACGAAACATGGCAGTATGCGCGCGTACTGCTGAGTGGTGTAATTAAATACGATGCCGATCGTAAGAACATTGCAAAAATTGCGGTAAAAGGGATGATCCTTAACCCGGAGGATGCGACCGGCGCAACTCCGCCAATGAAGAAAATACCGACACCGGCATAAGATGAACGACATTGAGATTAAAACAGTAGACACGCTGTTGGACAAAGGGGTTAGGGTGCAAATCCCCGCCCCTTTTTTTCTACAATTGTTTGGAAAAAAAACAATAAATGTAATTGTACATAGGTCGGTGATGCAGAATATGTTTTTGATTTCAAAAAAATATGTTCAACTGAACGTGCAGGAAGATTTTGGCGACGATTTCAGTGAATGGACCAAAATTTTCATAAACACCTGCAAGCCGGTTTCTGAGATAGTCGCAATAGGGATGCTGCACGGCACATTTGCAACATGGCTTTTTACGAAGCCATTGGCTGTATACCTGCGCAGGCATGTTAACAGTCGCGAACTTGCAAGTATTGCCGCCATGCTTGTAACGCTAAACGGGGTACAGGATTTTTTGAATACTATCAAATTTCTACGGACGATGAGGATAACGAAGCCGAGGAATTTGAGCCCGGACGGGAAAGGGAGTCAGCAGGCCGGGTAATTGGCCTGAATAGCCCTTTCGGCAAAATTTGGAACTTGGCGAGTCAAACGGGGTGGACAGTAAACTATATACTTCGAAAAGTTAATTATGTAACTCTTATTATGATGACAGCCGACGCACCCCGATATACGCGAAAAGAACAAACAATAAAAGTTAATACTAAAGAGCAATCCGACGCCCTTTGGCAAAAAATGAACGCATAATGGAACCTGTTGAACTGAAATTTATCATAAGCGGCAATGTTGACTCGGAGATAAAGCAATACATCAAGGCGATGAAAGGCGTCGAAACGGGTGCTAAAAACAGTTCGACAAAAGCAAAATCGTATTTGGCCGGTATTGGCAAAAGTGGCGGTACTATTGGTAAAACATTTGCCGGCGGTTTTTCCAGTTTTCTGAACCCTGCCACTCTTGGAATTGGGTCGCTCTCGGCCATATTGCTTAAATTTGGTAAAAATGCTTATCAGTTTTCAAAAGATTTTAACGCAGGAATGCTTGAAGTAAAGACGATTTCACAAGCTACTAAAGAAGATTTTGACGGCATTAGCGATAGTGTTCTCAACTTGTCTAGATTACCAATTAAAGATACAGGAGTAGAGCTTTCAAAAGCTTACTATCAAATTGTTTCTGCTGGTTACGATGGCGCGGAAGGTTTGAAGGTGCTTGAAGCATCGGCCAAAGCTGCAACCGGTGGTGTTACCGAAACGAAAATTGCAGCTGATGGTCTTACTACTGTATTAAATGCATGGGGTAAAACGGCCGATGATGTTAACGACGTTAGTGACAAAATGTTTACAACCGTGCGGTTAGGAAAAACCACCATGGGCGAACTTTCGGCATCTATTGCCCAGGTTGCCCCGCTAGCTTCCAGCATGGGCGTTAGCATGGATGAAGTGTTTGCTGCTACGGCGTCATTGACAAAACAAGGGGTACCAACAGCGGAAGCGATGACACAAATTAGAGCATCGTTGCTTGGCTTGAATGAAAACCTGGGCGATGGTTGGTCTAAAACAATGACCTATCAGGAAGCTTTGAAAAAAGTTATGGATATGGCCGGTGGTTCGCAAAATGCGCTTAAAAACATGATGGGAAGGGTTGAAGGCGTAAATGCCGTTTTGGCTATGACCGGCGATAAAGCTGCAGGAGCTGCTCAGGATTTGGAAGATTTACGAAATAGTACAGGTGCTGCAGGCGAAGCCTTTAAAACAATGAGCGAAGATGTTGACATAAAGTGGCAGCAAGTTACAAATAAATGGAATGCTAATTTAAAAAATGTTGGCGGTGCAATTAAGGAGATGAGCGCCGGGCTGGCCGACTTTCTAAACGCCGCATTAACGCAGTCAGGCGATGAAAAACTTGATGAAAACACAGAAGTTAGTGGATTTACCGATAGGATGAAAATGGCAAGAAATGCCGGATTGTCATTTTTTGAAGCATTGACCGCAGCAACATTACAAGGCGATGAAGCAATTAATAGTTATGTCGACAATGCAATTGATAAGGGCAATGAATTGCTAAAAGCCAAGAATGACGATATAGAACGTTTTCAACGTGAAATTACATCTAAAACAGCAGGTAAGGATGAAGATGCCGCTAAAGCAATTATTGCTTCTGAAATTGAAAAATACAAAGAATTAATAACACAAGACAACGAATTATTACAACAACTTGAAGGATCAACTAAATCGAAAGATGTAAAAATAAGGATCAATACAAAAAAAGAATTACCAACGTTTCAAAACTATATAAAAGAGCTTGAAACGATGTTGCAAAACGGGGGTAAAACAGCTAAACTTGATTTGCCGGTAAAACCAGTTTTGCCGAATATTTCGGAGCAAATACAAGCATTAAATCAAGAAATTGCAAACAAGCAAAGTGAAATAACGACACTACGTTTACCCAGCTCGCTGGCAACTGGTGCAGATATTTCCAGCGCTGAAAAAGAGTTGAAGGATTTAAAAAGTCAATTGGAAACGCTGACAGGAAAAAAGCTTGAAAAAGAAGTTGAATTTAAAACGGTCCCAGGAACTATCGACAGACTAGATGAAGAGCTGAAAAAATTACAAGATAAATCGGGCACTTTCACTAATGCAAAAGCCGAAAACGATAATTTAGAAGCGATACTGTTAAAAACCGAAGAGCTGGAAGCCGCATGGCAAAAAGTTCGCGATGTAAGGGCAAAGGCAATGGGGGTTGACGGTTCGGTTTCGACGCCTGAATTGAAGGCAAAGGAAACGCCTGTAGCTGCATTGGATCCTAAAAGACTGGACGAATCGCTTGCGCCGATGAAATTGTTGACGGCTGAGGAACTAAAACAACTTAAAGCTACAAAAGAGCGCCTCGATGTCTGGTTTAAGTTGGACACTGAAAAAATAGTAAATGTTGAAAATTTGAAAGAATTTGCAGGTATTTTAGGCGAAGCTTCGACAGTTATTGGTTCAATGAGCGATTTGGCAGGCGTATTTAACGAGGAATTGGCAAAATCGTTAGATAATATTTCTGAAATGGCCGGACAGGCTGCAAGTTTCACAGCATCGTTAGCAAGTGGTGACTGGATAGGTGCGATTACGAATGGAATTGGTCTAGTTGTCAATATCATTGAAACATTAAAGAAAACAGACGAGGTATTATTATCTACTGTTGAGCAATCTAAACGATTACGCGAAATTTATGCGCAAATTGAAGAAATAACTCAATCTATTCTTGCTGATTCAATTAATCTAGGACTGTCGGATGAATATAGGCTTAAAATTCTAAATGAAGCAATTGAATCATATAACGATACTGCTGGAAGTTATGTTGATAGACGTTCTGGAGAGATGACTACGAAGTTAGATTATCTTTTCAGCGAACTTGAAAGATTAAGGACATTAATGGCCCAGCCTGGAATAAGTGAAGAAAGATGGAATGTATATAATGAACAATTACAGGAGGTTATTAATGACATTGGAGATATACAAGATAGCTATGTAGATATGTTGTCAACAATGGAAGAAATAGCAGGTGTAGCAGGTGATACACTCACAAATAATATAGTTAATGGGCTTCTCAATGGTATGCAATTAGCAAAAGATGGACTTGGTGATTTTGCTCAATCGTTTGGAGAAATGATGCAACAAAGCGGTACGGAATATCTTAGAAATCTTTTTGAAAGCCAATACCTAATTGCCTTAATGGAACAATTTGCAACCATGGCATCCGATGGTCTTACTCCTGAAGAAATGTCAGCCTTTGAAGAACAATACAGGGCAGCAATAGAACAGTTTCAACCAGTTGTAGATGCTTGGAATGCGACAATGGAAGGGTTTGGTTTGGCCGTAGATACGCCGGAAAATGGATTACAAGGATCAATTCAGAATATTACCGAACAAACTGCCGGCGCGCTGGAAGGATCGGTTAACGCGATGCTTTTCAAGATTGTCGATCTTGGCGATATACAAAGCAGGCAATTGGCCGCTTTATACGAAATAGCAACGAACACAAGCTATAATTATCACCTCGAAGATATGGCCGATGACATTATTATTTTGAAAAAAGAACAGGTTTCAACAAATACAATTTTGAAAGAAATTAGGGATAAATCAACTAACGCGTTTAGTTTATGACAGATTTACAAATAAATAGCACTTTGGTTTCAACATTAGGGTTTCATTTGAAAAGTGTTGATGAAAATATAGCACTTGGTGCCCCGCGTAAGCAAGGTTCTGCAAAAGAGGATTTTTCGAGCAATAATGTTTTTTTAAGCAATTATTATGAAGAGAGCCCGGAGCCAGTTTTTGAGATATTTGGAAAATTTACAAGCATCTCAGCGGCCGAAACTGCTTTATATACGCTTTACGGCTTGCTTGTGCAAACAGGCGAGCATACGTTTACGCATACCGACGGGACCAATACAATAGCATGGAAAGGCATTATGAAAAAGGCGGCGGTTGATTATAAGCTTGCTGGCAGTGGTATGTTTTACAGTGTGAAAATTACAACTATAAAAACAAATAACGTATGATCAAGCTTGGTGATACATATCTTAATTTGCTTGGTTTGAAAATAAAACAAATCTCCGGGCTTTTTGATTTTACAAAATTGAAAAACGAAGGTATAGAATGGAATGACCGGGATTTTAACGAGGCGTTATTACGCAATATATATTATCAGTACGAAAGTCGTCAGATAACGCTTGATTGCTTTGTCGCAGCCGATAACTGGACTGCTTTGCAAAGCCGTTTAAACAGCATTTCATCGGCTTTGAAATTTGACGGTTTAAGGATGTTGAAGGTTAGCGGTTACAGCAACCGGGGCTATATGGTGAGGTTGAAAAAAACTACTGTTTTTCAACCAAAGCGTTATTTTCAAGCTCGTAAAAGTGTAGCAGCGTTTAAAATCGTGTTTGAAGAGCCACAGCCATTTAATGTTCAATTTTCAATTATCAACTTAACCACAAGCGTTGTTAAAACAAATACCGCAATAACAATTAGTAACGCTGATAAATCTTTGAGTTTTGGAAGTGATGAGCAAAAATACATAACTGTCAATTTTATGGGCGTTTCCGAGGAAGTTAACCTCGAGCAAGAAAATTATGAATTTAACACCCTGACCACATTCGGCCCCGGCATTTACGAACCTTTAGTTATTACAGGCGAGATCGACAATATGACAAACATAGGAATTACAATTGATTCATCATTGACTTTAATTGGAACAGATACAGCAGATTTCTTTTTAAGAAACGGATCAATAACAGTATGAAAATACGGATTTATAAAGGAACTGACATAGTTTCAGCCAACTATGTTGATGTTGAAGTATTCGACGCAAAAGTAAGCCGGGTACTTAACAGTAAAGATGAGATTACATTTAAAGTCGAATCGGCTACGGCTTTGGATATTCCTATAAATTCGACTATTGCCGTAAATGTTGGCATATACACCCGTTATTACATGCATGAGCTGCCTAGCTATGAGAAAGTTTCATCAACAGAGCACAGTTATTCGTTAACGTTTAAAAGTCCTTTAAGCGATCTTGAAAAGATAGCTTTTTTAGATGTAAGCGGAAACGGAGATTTTTACTTCAATGGTACGGCATCAGACTTTATCGACTTGATTGTTTATAACCTTGGACTGGCAAGTTCTGATATTGCCAGCAGCTGGGTCGCTGGTTCAAGTGATACTACTGTTTACGAAAATATCCAGTTTTCAAACCAAAATTGCTGGCAGGCAATTAATAGCGTAATGGACCGTTTCGAGTTGGAATTAAAAGTTACCCGGTCATTTACGAATTACGAGCTTGCACTAGTTGACAAAGTTGCAAACAGTACTGCTGTATCGGTCGCTTACGGCAGCGGGAATGGCCTATTCAACATTAAACGCACAAACGTTGATGTTGATAAGTTGGTTACACGATTGTACTATTTTGGCAGCATTGCAAACCTTCCTCCTGACTATGCTTATACAAGGCTGAGAGGGTCTGCCGCATATATTGATCAGAACATATCGACTTATGGTCGACGTGATGGATTTAAAACTTTCGAAGAAATAAAACCCATCTACACAGGCACTATTTCGGGCACACCGGCAATGAATGGCACTGAAAGCTTATGTTCATTTATTGATAGCGGTTTTCCGTTTGATTTAAACGAGGTTGACGCAAGTGGTAATACAATATATCTGATTGCCGGTACCACGGCAAAAATTAACTTTTTGACAGGCAATTGCGCCGGGGTGACCTGCGATATTTCTAGCTACGACCATGATACGAACACTTTTCAAATAATCCCTTACGAGTACGAAAATGGCTATAAGGTGCCAAATTCAACGGTAATACCAACATTAGGAAACACGTTCAAGATATTTGATATTATGATGCCTGCAAGCTATGTGGTTACTGCTGTATCTAACCTTGATAGCGCAGCGGCTGACTACATCGCAAAATATAGTACTCCACGGGTCCAGTATGCGCTGAAAACAGACACAAAATATTTCTATGACAATTCAATCGAGTTAGATTTAGGCGATCAAATAACGGTCGTTGATGCGGATTTGAACATATCGGAAGATTGCCGTGTAATTGAAGTTTCGTTTTCCTTGTTCGATCGGTTTGATCAAATAGTTAAATTAAGTGATGTCCGGTTTGCTATTCCGGCACGCTCACAGGCTACTTTTTTGAAAAAAATAGAAAAGGTAGTCGAGGTCAATAATCTTGATAATACAGAAAAAACAACCCGGTCACAAAAAACAACCACAGAAGTAAAAAACAGGACTTTTGCTGTTACAAAACAATATTCCCCCGAAGCTGAACAGGAAGTAGTTCAGGAATATTTTATTTCTGAAAATAACGCACCTGAAAGCATAGATCCTTACATGCTTTCGCTCGATAGCGGCGAGCCTCAATTTATACTTGATTCGGTTATAACAGCCGCTGAAACAAGCATAAGCATAGCAGACGGTACGTTCATTCATCGCAGTTATAATGCGCTTACCCGGGATAAAATTCAGAAAAAACTAAATGCAAGCGAGACGTACGACCCCAAACAAGTTTGGGTAATTGCTGCACAGTCGATAAATATTACAGCCGCAACTGCCTATTATATTTATGTAAAAGTAGACAATTCAAAAAACGCTAATGGTTCGCTTGCAGGCACTACTGCCACTATGCATGTTTCAACTGAAATTTTGACGAATAAATATACTACTGATGACTATTTGTATTTTTTAATAGGAAAGGTATCTGAAACAAGGGCATTATCTCTATTATGGGGTGATAAGGATAAGCATTACACTCATGAACAATCTATTCCGGCAAGCACCTGGACCGTTACTCACAATCTTGGAAAAAAACCTGCCGTGTCGGTAACTGACAGTGCCGGGACGGCCGTGCATGGCGAGATCAATTACATTGACCTTAACCAGGTTGAATTAGTGTTTAACGCTGCTTTTTCGGGGGTGGCGGTTTTCAATTAAAATTATAACTAAAAAAATAAAAATTATGGCAAAAATTCCCTTTCTGGTAGACATTGATCTCAATAAGAATCAGCTACTTAATGCCGTTTTGCAAAACCTTGCAACGGCACCTTCGAGCCCGGTTACCGGGCAGGTATATTACAACACAGCGGACGAAACCGCTTATGTTTGGACAGGCACAATATGGCTCGATCTTGGGGTGATATACACGCACCCCGACTACACTGCCCTTAACCCAACTCTCTCTGGGGCAAACGTGTTGGCGACTTTCGAAGTGAATGCACAGGGGCATGTAATTGCAGCGACTACCCGTTTATTGACTCTCGCCGATTTGGGGTTCACGGGCGATGCGGATGCAAACAATTATACTCACCCGACATTCTCGGGCAACGACCTGGGGGCGGCACTCACGGGTGCGGCGGTAATCAGCGATGTGAACGTGAACAGCGAAGGGCATGTGACCTCGTTTGCAACCCGGAACATTACCGCTTCCGATATAGGGGCAGCAATAATAAACGATTCCGTCACCAACCTGGTAAACACTTGGAGCTCACAAAAAATACAGGATGAACTGGACGCGATCAACTCGACAATTACAGGGGCTTTGATATACCAAGGTGGCTACAATGCCTCGACAAATACACCGAACCTCGACAGCTCGCCAACTGCAGGAACGATCAATCAAGGGTTCACCTACACAGTTACCGCTGCCGGTAACTTCTACACCGAAGCCGTTCAGGTTGGAGACATGTTGATCGCCGAAACCGATGACCCCGCCGTATTGGCAGATTGGACAGTAGTTAACAAAAACATTCCCGACATTGTCGATGCTTCAACTACCGCAAAGGGGATCATCGAAATTGCAACTCAAACAGAAGTGGACACCGGAACCGATGCAGTAAGGGCGGTGACCCCTGCAACGCTGGCACAGCGGTTAGCAGCTGTTCAAAGCGGTAATAGGTATTCAGTGAACGTAGGCGACGGCACATCTACATCCATTACTATCACCCACAGCCTAGGCACTAAGGATGTAATTGTCTCGATCATAGAAGTGGCCACCAACGTGGTGATTATGTGCGAAAAAGTTACGAACACGATCAACACGGTTGATTTAAAATTCAACGTAGCCCCTGCATCTAACGCCTATAGGGTAACTATTTTGAAATAAAAAAAGTATATGAGCGTACAGATTATCAATAGCAATATAGAGGTGTACGGTGCTATCATGAAGCTCGGGGGCACCAGCTCGCAGTTTCTGAAAGCGGACGGGAGCGTCGACGATACAGCCTATGCAGCGGCTTCCAGTTTGGGGTCGCATGCGTACAAATCGTTCTGGCAGGGGACTAAGGCCGAATATGATGCGCTCGGGGTATATTACAATAATACAGTCTATTACATTGAAGAGGAAGGGCTTGTAGAGGTTACAGAAGCAGATGTAGCAGCTTGGAACGCAGGGCTGTGGAGCAGTGATGGAAACGGCAATATATACCGGGAAACTGGCAACGTCGGGATTGGGACGACAGAAGCGAATAGTATAGGTGATTTAACGGGGCTAGCTGGATCTAATTTTCAAGTTTACAGTGGAACGTCCAATGGGAGAATGATTGTTCAAGGCTATACCAATGCTGCCTTACATCTTGCTCAACTAAGTGCTGCGACTAATGACCGACAATGGAGGTTTTTAGCAGCCAACTCCCGGCTGGACATAGGACAACCAAGCGATAATTTTTCTGTTTCAAATACAATTATTACATTGATTCCGACAGGCAACGTCGGCATACTACAAACCAATCCTGCCTACACCCTAGATGTCACCGGAAATGGTCGTTTCACAGCAACAGTAAAGGGTGCAGATGCCGTTCTGAACAATGAGTTTGTGACATTATTACAACTTACATCAGCCCTCACAGGCTATGCTACAGAAAGTTGGGTAACAAGTCAAAACTATATTACCGCAGCTGCCCTAACGGGTTACGCAACTGAAAGCTGGGTAAATTCAAATTTTGACAATTATAACAACTGGAAGTTATATGTTGATGATGCTGTAGTATCTACTATATTAACAGGAGCACGCATTAATTTTAAAGGCGGTGACAATATCACGCTATCCTGGAATGCAGGATTTGATAACTTGACAATAAGCGCTGCGGTCCCAAGCCTTGCCGGCTACGCAACTGAAAGCTGGGTGACGTCTAATTTCGACAAATATAATAAGTGGATTGTCGCCGTTGACGGGGTGTCAAAAAGGAACATACAGAGCGGTTTTATTGTCGATTTTTTGTCAGGAACAAACGTGACCCTCGATTGGAGCGACCTAAACGGCACGCTCACAATCAATGCATCAGGTGGCACAAGCCCTTGGACCACTGACACAAACGGCATACATTACAGCTCCGGTAATGTAGGAATAGGAAAGGATTCGAGCACATTGTTTAGCCTCACTACGCTTAACGATATCAATAGTGATAACGGGTACTATTTAGGCGGATACGAAATCATGCTATATAATTTAGCTTCCAACTCTTTGGGCACCGCGGGGCAGGTGTTGACGATGGTTTCAGGGTCACCGGCATGGGCAACACCATCAGACGGTGGTCTGTGGACCGCAGATACTTCTGGTATCACATATCAATCTGGTAATGTAGGCATTGGCGCAGCTTCCAGCGCCTCCAACATGCTTAACATATATAAAAATTCGATAGGTAACGCGGTAGTCATTAATAAAACAAGCAACGGCGAAGGAATAGCTTTGACCGTGTCTTCCGATATGGGTGCGGCAATCGTGGCAACTGCGAGTTCTAATACCGCCTTGGCAGCATCGACGTCAGATTCTTCATTTTTCAGTGCTGGATTTTCAGGAGGAAGGGGAATACTTTGCGATAAACTAAGCATCGGTTCAATTGGGACTCACGAGACAATATTAGAAGCTGACGGCTCGCTACAATTAGTCACGTTAAGTGATAGTGCTGCGGGTAGCAATTCGCTATATTATAGCTCAACTCAAAGTAAGCTGGTGTATAAAGATTCTGGGGGAACAGTTCATTCATTGTATTGATATGATCAAAAACCAAAACATACGGTCAAAGGCTCTTGTATCCCGGAACAAAGCGATAATGCAAGCTTATGTAGGAACGCAATTAATATTTCAAAATAATATTAAACTAAATATAGAAATAATGAACAATTACATTGGAGAAATCAGGATGTTTGCATCAGGCGTAGTCCCTGCAGGCTGGCTGGCCTGTGAAGGACAAGTACTTAACATTAGCGAGTATACGGCGCTGCACTCGCTAATTAGTAATAATTACGGCGGCGATGGTACCACTACCTTCGCTTTGCCTGACCTCAGGATGAGGATGCCAGTTGGGCATAACGGGAACTTGGCCACGTCGGGAGGAACTGCGCAAGTTTCAATAATTGAGGCTAATATGCCATCGCATACCCATACTGCTCAGGCAACTGCTTCAGGGGCAAGCGTAGGGGGTACTGCTACAGCAGCAATGAAGGTTAACAATACTGAGTCATCTGAAACGGCACCTTCGGGCATGTATTTAGGCACATCTTCAACTGAATTGTATACTGAAGAAGCAACAGCAAATACACTTGCAACTGATGCAATAACTGTTGATACATCAGGTTTAACTGTTGATGTATCGGGATTGACTGTTACAGTTGACAATACGGGTAGCGGCGAGCCTCTGAACAATATGTCGCCCTACCTTGCGATTAATTTCTGTATTGCAACGACAGGCTTATATCCAGAAATAGCCTAAAAAATCAAAACATTATGAAAAACATTGAAATATTGAAAATCGAAAGGGGCATTCAATTGCTCGAAGGAAAAGGCTCATCGAAACTAAGATGGGCGGTTTACCGAACTACGAAAAAATTACAGGAGGAAATACCGGTAATTCATGACTTCATCAATACTTTGAAAAATGAAAAAATCAAAAATCTTCAGCAAGAGGAATCGGAAGCCGTGAAAACCTGTAGAACGGAAAAGGAACGGGAGGCAGCTCTCGAAAAATGGGGAAAAACAGAACAGCTGCAAATAGAACTGATGAAATTCATTAAAAGCAAGGAATACAAAGATTTCCTTGCAAGCGAAAATGAAAGCTTCAAGCCTTATCCATTCACCGTTACCGCCGACGACCTTGACGGCATCGAGTTCAACAGCGCTGTTTTCGAGTGCCTTGAACTGATTGTTGAAGGGGTAGAGGAAATTATGAGTGAAAAGGTAGCAAAAACAATCAATTAACATTAATTGATTGTTTTTGTGCAATTTAATTTAAAAATTTTTACAATTTGATTTTTTGATTATACATGGGCCGTTGGCGGCAATTCATAACTTATTGTTATCAGCAATTCTACATCCAACTAGAAACTAATAAGCCCCACCAAATTGGCAGGGCCCATTGTTATCAGGTTTATGCTTTTAATCTTCTTTTTTCAACAAAATTTCATCACGTTCTTTCAGAAACTCCGAGAGACGCTCAATAGGAGAACGGGTAATAGCAACACGCCCCGAAC